TTTAAGGCCACCATTATCTTATAACAATCTTCTACTGTTATTTCTTTATTACACATCTCTGTGGCAATCCTAGACATTCTAGTCATTGATTCAATGAAATCACCATATTGTCTTGTTTTTTCTTCACTACGTGAATAGACAATTTCATTTGCTTGTAGTAGGATATTATTTTGCATATTGTAAGTTATTTAATACTTCAATTTCAAGATAAGTAAGTCCATCACAATATGGACCAATTGTGTTATCAGTATTGTATTGATTGATTCTTTCTAGATCCCAATTTTTGGAATTAGATTTTTGATCTAAAATATCATTGATATCCCAATCAGTGAAGACAGTTGTGCTTGATAATATAAGATTACCCATAATTTTACCTTTGTATAAATATAAATACTTCCATTTACAAAGTAAAATGGGTTGAGAAAAATTTTTTTTTGTGTTTTACTTTTTTATGAATCATTATATTTATTTGTATAGTTCCAATGGCGGGGTTATCTACGTGGCGTTGGAATGTAATTAAGATTTACCAGGGCCCGTATGATAAGATCAATACCAGCACAAAGAAGAAAGGTATAATACGGTTGATAAGTGAATATCAAAAAGTTGTCTTCTAGTTTTATCTTTCACTGATGATAAAACCTCTTCCTATTTCAGGATCTGAGTGTCAACCAGATATAAAATTCTGGTAAGGCACTCACTTACTCAAACCTTTTCAAGAGATAAAAAATTAAATTCTCTTAATTACTTCTAATAATTCTTTTATTCTATATTTGTCCAAAATAGAACATATGGGCAAATTAAAACATTATTACTTTTCAAAAGAACAAGATCCAATAGATGACTCAATTGATCTTGATGAAGACTACAAACAATATTTATTAAAAAAATATATTTCATCAGAAGAATTTGATCTTTTAGATAATGATCAACTTGATGAGATATATGGTGATACCCAGAACACCATTAGAAGTGAAAGGGTTTATCAAGAATCACCTGAAATTAAAAAATAGTATAAACACACATCATGGAAAATTTAACTCAAAAAAATGAATCTATCAAACAAATTGTAATGGAAAGACTTTTGGAAGATGGATATACAATGTCAAATAAACAATGGGATAAAATAAGTAATATGCCATTTTTAATGACATACATAACTGGAACAAAAATGGTAAATGAAGAAGATTATACTTACAATTTTATTAAACACTATATTGATACATATGGTCTTCCAACTAATGATGAAATTGAAGTAATGAATGAGATTGAAAAAACAATATTGACACAAGAATAAAAAAAGAAAGGAGGACATTAAGTCCTCCTTTTTGACTAACTACGAAGGAGCATTTTTTGAATTTAGGTAAAACAATGGATAAATAGAGTTCCGTAGTTGTCTTAGTTAAATATAAAAATTTTTATACCCAATTAAATATTTTTATTTTTTTTATTTTCATAAACATTCGGATTTCTTGATCCATCTGGAAGAAATAAGTTATAAATCTTTTTTACTCTTTTTTTATATTTCAAATTGTGTTTATCACAAAACTGTTGATGAACGTCTTGATTTACATCATACCCAATTTTGGTTATGAATTCATACATCAATAAAAAGTCTTCTTTATGTGCGGCTTTTATATTGAATTGATCTTCCCATTTTTGTTGATATGGTTTAACTTTTTTCCAATCACCATCTCCTTTATAAATTTTTTTATTCTGACTTTTGCAAATTTTACATCTACTGTCATATCCATCTTTGAATACATTATTCTTGTAAAATTGTTTAATTGGCTTTTCAATGTTGCAGGCTTTACATATTTTCTTATCCATAATGATAAATATATTGTATCTAGGCAATATTTATATTTAGTATGATTGATGATTGGATCAATAATAACATAAAAGAAATGAAAAAGATTGTAAATGCAATTTCAAAAAAGAATGATCTTGACTTATTTCAAATATGTGTTGAGCAATTTTTAACTAATCAGAGATTGAAAGAAATTCCTGATAAAGAAAAATTATATTTCTTCTCAAAGATTGTAAAGAATAATTTTTTTTCCAAGTCAAGCCCATATTATTATACTTATGGTAAACATAAATTTAGTGAATTTACTCAAAAGATTGAAATTATTGATGATCCAATTAAAGAATATGTTGATCTTGAATGGGTAAAAAATGAATTAAAAAAAATTGATTGGTATTATAGAAAATTATTTGAACTCTATATTGAAGAAAATTGTAGTATAACAAAACTAAGCCAAAGAACTACAATACCCATCAATAGTGTGTCAAGAGATATAAATAAAGTTAGAAGGATATTAAATAAAAGGAGAATTAAATTTTTAGAAAATGGGTTGTAATTGCAAACAAGCACCAACAATAAAGAAACCAAACGTGGTTAGAGTAAATGGTGTAAATACCATAACAGAAAAAATACCATTACCATATACAAGAGAGAATTTAAATAGATGTAATGATTATTTTATCTCAAGGATCCAAAGTGATAATGAAAAAAATTGGGTTATAGATTTTCATAATGAACATTTCGATGAACAATTTCCACATGGTTATTCTGGTGATGGTTGGCTTAGAATAAAAAAAAGAATAGATCATCTTAGAAGACAATTAGATGATTTTGAAAACAACTAAAAAACAATTATATGGGTTATAAAAATATAGAACCAAGATGGAAGAAAGGTGAATCAGGAAATCCAAATGGAAGACCAAAAAAACTTCATCCAACTTTGATGAAAACAACTGCGTATTCAAAGAGTCAAATTGTAGATATAATACAATACATGGTGTCATTAACTGAAAAACAATTGAATGAAATATTAGATGATTCCAACTCAACGGTATTTGAAAAGACAATTGCAAGTGCAATAAAAAAATCAATCTCTAAGGGTTATCTGGATTCAATAGAGACATTATTAAACCGTGTGTATGGTAAACCTAATGAATCACTGGATATCACGTCTAATGGTAAAACTCTCAATGATAAAATTGAGATTGAAATAATAACAACTAAAATGAAAAACAATGATTGAAACAAATCCCAACATGGAAAGATGTGATCTTCATGTTGTAAAAGAAATGGTAGATAAATATGGTCTTCAAGGAGACATAATTGAATTTGGAACATTTTCATGTGAAAGTGCATTATACCTTGCATCACAATTTCCTGACAGAACCATTTATACAATAGACCATTTTGAAGGTCTTGAAGCGAGTAATCAACCCCTTCCAACGTCAAGTAATTGGACTGAAGGTCAATTTGCTTTGGGGCATCCTGATTATCAAGCAGGTCATATTCCAAAAACAATTGATGAAGCAATACAAAAATTATCTCAAAGACCAAATATCCAATTGATCGTAAAAGATGTTCACAAATTGGAGCATCCTTATCAACATGGGATCTTACAAAAAATTGCTTTTGCAAATGTTGATGTTGACATATATGAACCAACAGTAAGTTCATTAAAATTCTTGGCTGCTTGTGATTGGAAAGAAATTTTTATACGTTTTGATGATTGGCACGGTGGAGAAAGTGAATATGATTTTCATGAAAGACTTGCATTTAAAGAGTGGATCGAAGAACATGGATATGAATATGAAATAACTCATGGTGGTTATATTGGTGGTGTATTTGTAAAAAGATAATATGGCAAAAACAAAATCATTAGATTCAAGAAAAATATCATTTGGTAAAAGAAAAGGTAGAAAGGCAAAAAAATCCAAAGGACCCAAGGATAAAAGTGTTTCAAAATATAGAGGTCAAGGTAGATGAAGATACAAACAACAAGAGTTTTTCAAGATTTAATTTCAACTGACAAACGTGTTTGTATATTTCAAGGATCAAGTCGTGCCAGCAAAACTTATAACATTTTAATTTATTGGGTTTATAAACTAATTCAAGAAGACAATAAAGTTTTATCAATTGTTAGAAAAACACTTCCTGCACTCAAAGGATCCGTGTTGAGAGATTTAAAAGAAATTTTACAATTATTTGGTGTGTATGATCCAGATAAATGGCATGTAAGTGATGGTTATTATGAACTTGGAACAAATATAATTGAATGGTTTAGTTGTGATGATGAAACAAAACTCAGAGGTAGAAAAAGAGATTATTTATTTGTAAATGAAGCCACAGAAATAACTTATGATGAATACGTTCAATTGATTCTTAGAACTTCTGATCGTATAACAATGGATTTCAACCCAAGTTTATGGAAGAGTTGGTTATATGATTTAGAAGGTCAACCAGATGTATTTTATACCATTACAACATATAAAGACAATCCATTTCTTCCACAAACACAAATAGATGAAATTGAAAAATTAAAAGATCGTGATCCAAATTTGTGGCGTGTTTTTGGGCTCGGTGAGAAAGGAATTCCAACTAGGGCGGTATTTACACACCATCAATTTTATTATGATTTACCTCAAGGTGCAAAGTTATTGGCTTATGGAATAGATTTCGGGTATAATGATCCAAGTGTATTGATTAGTGTTCACAAGTTAAATGATTCAATTTATTGTAAAGAACTATTATATTTAAA